ATGGAGTCCCATTAAAATAGACGATTTTGAGTGGGAATTGAGACCGGGTGTTCCTTATACATGGCGCCAAGAATATGAACACAAAACGAAATCGGGGTTCATTCGTAGACCAATGAATCGATTAGATAGTACATTTCCTAAAAGGATTGAGGGGGCGATTACATTTCTACGTTTATAAATCATTATCATGTATTAAATTCGTATAGGGCGTATTTGATAAATAAATTAGACGTTGACGTATATATAAGACACCATAAACAAGATTCTCCGGAAGAGTTGCCCTACATATCCTTAAAATATGTAAACTCTAATCCGACCGAATCGACGAAAATGAGCGATTTTATATCGCAAAACACTTATTACACATTCGGAGTACACCATAGGACATTACACGGACAAAACGAATTATATGAGAGATTAAAAACAATCTTATTGTACGAAAATATTCCTCTATTAAATTCCGACGGTGATAAGATAGCTGAATTTAAAATAGAGCAAATTACCGGGGAATCTCCGACTATGGGCGGGGATTACGAACGGTTGTCCGATCACCACAGGACTTACATAGATACAAGGTTGAATATAGTTTCAATAAAACAGGAGGTATAAAATGGTCGATATAAAACCTATTAAGGGTCAAAAGAAGGTTCTCTTTTTCCAATCGTTTGACGGAACAGAGACCGACGGAAACAAATTACGATTAGCTTTTCAAACGGAACACACATTATCTAAAGAACGTGAGGTTATCGAAGAGGCGACGAAAGACGGAGTTCTCAAAGAAACAGGGGACAACTTAAATGCAAATATTGATTTAACCGCGTATGTGGCTAAAGGAGACGCCACGTATGAGTTGTTAGATACGTCGTTTGATAATAACGTGCCTTTACAGGCGTGGGAAGTCGATATTACCGAAGAGAATGACGAAGGTAAGTACGACGCGGTATATATGCAAGGGTACTTAGAGAATTTCGAAGTCTCGAACGATGCGGAAGGTTATGCGGAATTGTCTACGACATTCCAAGTTAACCTAAGTCCTCAACGAGGACAAGTCACACTATCTCCGGATCAATTCAGCGCAGTCCAATACGCATTTAAAGATTTCGGAGAGTTAGTGAATAATGGAGATGGTGATGGAAGCGGCGGAGTCGAAGGTTAATTGAATATAAATTATTTATAGGTGGTATATGACGGTGATATATCGCCTATATTTTTAAAAATCACCGGAAATTATAGCCGACAGGCTTTAAATGGCGGAGGATATTATGGAAATTACAATTAATAACGAAACGTACACTTTAAATTTGGGATATAGATTCTCACTTGCTTTGGATAAGATTTATACGATTAAACAAGATATTGGTAGCGGGCAGAATGTAGAGTTCGGTGTTGGGGTTCAATTCCTTCATAGCTACTTGTCGATGGGTAATTTTGACGCGGTGGTGAAATTCCATATTTGCGGATTAAAGCATATCAAAAAACGTCCGAGCGACGAACTCGTCATTCAGTACGTAGAAGAACGAGCGGCGGAAATTGGTATCGATGCTTTAGCCGACGAATGTATTGAAGGTCTAAAAGACTCGGGGTTTTACAAACAACTTCTGGAGAATATCGAGGAGACGGCGAAGAAGAAATAAATTCGGATGTAGATAAAGAATCAATTACTTTCGATGATATTTTAGAAAACTGTTTTCGATATTTGAATATCAACGACCCGGAAAAAGTGCTAGATATGACCCCGAGGGAATACACGGCTTTAATGAGAGGTTTCAGCTTTAAGATTATAGACGAACAGCACGAAGCACACCGTCAAGCATGGTTAAATCAACAAGTTAAAGCTACAAAATCTAAAGGGTCAAAAGGGAAATCAGAACCCGTTTATAAATCGTTCAAAAAATTCTTTGATTATGAACGGGAGATTAAAAAAATGGAAAAAAGATTTAATAAGAAAGAAATTTCTAAAACTAAGATAGATAACTTTAGAGAATCCGTAAGATATGCGGAGAATTTAATGAACGGGGGTGAGAGCGTTGTCGATGACTAAGATTGCTACACTAAAGGCAAATATTAGCAATTTTACGGCGAATATAAAAGAGGCAGCAAAAGTCGCTGATGAGTTTAAGGATAGAATGAAAGATTCTAATAATATAAGCCTTGAAAGTACGATGACAGAGTGGAAAAATACCGGAAAGCAAATTAAAGAGACGAGCGGAGAAATAATGAAATTTTCCGGAGCGGTAACAGCCGCATTCTCCGCGGTGGTTGGGTTATCTGTTAAAACAGCTTCGTCATTCGAGGACGCTTTTGCCGATTTTAGGAAGGTTACGGAAGCAACAGCGGAGGAGTTTGCGGCGATAGATTCGGAATTAAAGAATCTTACAAAACGCATCCCTGCTACATATGAGGAGATTGCGATGGCGGCTGCGGCTGCTTCACGACTAGGCGTAGCTAAAGAATATGTAGTAGATTTTGCGGAAGCTGCGGTCATGATGGGTACAGCCACGAATATGGGTACCGAAGATGCTGCAGAATCTATGGCAAGGTTCTCGAACATCGTTGGAACCTCGCTAGGTGACGTACATAATTTAGGTAGTGCAATCGTAGACCTCGGAAACAACTTCGCAGCGTCGGAATCCGAAATCATGACGATGGGACTTCGATTAGCGGCGGCGGGTAAGAGTGCCGGGATGTCCGAGGGTGATATTCTAGGATTAGCTTCCGCAATGACCTCTCTTGGATTACGTGCTGAAATGGGTGGTACGGCAATGAGTCAAGTACTTAACCGTATTGGATCCGATTTAGCACATAACGGAGACGAAGCAGAGGCGTGGGCGAAAAGAGCGGATATGTCGGTAGATGAGTTTAGGGCGGCATTTGAGGATGACGCATTGGGCGCTCTAATATCGCTTATGGAAGGATTAGATGAAGCTACTAAATCCGGCGAAAACTTAGATATTATGCTAGGTGAGTTGGGTATTAGTAATATTCGACAAGTTGATACGATGAAACGATTAACTTCCGGAATTGATTTATTGACAGAAGGTCAAGATCGAGGTAATAGAGCGTTTGAAGAAGGTACAGCATTAGCGGAAGAAGCCGAATTAAGGTATGAGACGTTCTCTAGTAAAGTCCAAATACTTAGAAATAAACTTAGGTTATTGACAGAGATCATGGGCGGAGTTTTTATGAATGTCTTATCCGATATTATGGAAGGAATCACACCTATTATAGATAAATTCTCCGATTGGATAATGAAAATTGCAGAAACTAATCCGGAGATATTAGACTTCATAGCTAAAACAACCTTGCTTGTAATCGCGCTTTTTGGTGTAGTGACAGGTCTATCTGCGGTAGGTTGGGCGTATGGTTTTATGGTGGAGGGGTTAAGTAATGTAGGGATAGCAGCCATTAAACTATCAAAGGGTCCACTAGCGCTATTAAATAGGTCCTTAGGTCGAACGGTAGGGTTTATGCCCCGTATCGGAAAAGCATTTTCCGGATTATTCAAATTATTATTTTCTAAGGTGGGACTGGTTCTACTCGCTATAGTCGCATTAGCCGGTGTGTTCTATTATTTATGGAATACGAATGAGGGTTTTAGAGATGGTGTAATATCAGCATGGGATATGATTAAATCGGCTTATGAGCGGACTCTAGGTTGGATTTCTACTCAAATAGAAAACTTAGCTCCTGTATTTGAGAAGGCAAAAGAAAAAATATCCGCTGTGCTAGAACCTTTAGGTAGAATGTTCGGAAGTATGAAAGATAGGATAGGGGAATTCGTCGAAGAGAGCGGTGGAATCTCGGGAGTAATAGAAAAATCATTGGGTCCACTAAATATGCTACTTTCTTTATTCCTAGGATTGAAGGGTCCTCTAGGACTCGTATTACGTGGGTTTATCGAATTAGTTACGCAAACATCCTTCTTATCCGACGTTGCTGATGTATTAAGTGGAAATATGTCACTTAGTGAGTTTTTCAGTAATTTATCGGATAATATTCAACAGGTTATATCGAATATGGCGGATTTAGCCCTAGATATGATTGAAGTCGGATCATCAATTATCGACAGTATATCGGAGGGAATTCAAAAATACCTTCCTGTACTTATTGAGGTCGGACTAGATATTGTAAATAAATTATTAGAATCTGTTACTACTAACTTACCCTTAATTATAGATTCATTTTCGTCTTTAGTGGAAAATATAGCAAGCACTATAACAGAGCAGGCGCCGGTACTCTTCGATACCGCAAAGACGTTATTGGAATCGTGGGTTTCAGTTGCTGCCGAGAATTTTCCTTTAGTATTAGGTTTAATTGTAGATCTTTTAGTGCTGATTGTCAACACAATAACTGAAAATCTACCTTTAATTGTAATGATAGGTGTAGAGATGATTCAGAGTATAGTAGATGGAATAACGGAGTTTCTACCTGTTTTAGTAGACGCTATAATATTCCTAATATTTACTATATTGGATATTATTATAGACCATCTACCGACAATATTAGACGCGGGTGTAGATATTCTTCTTGCTGTAATTGCAGGGTTTAATGAGATCATGCCTCAATTTGTAGACGCAATTATCGGGTTAATACATACTTTCCTAGGTATATTTGTAGATATGCTCCCTACGTTAATAGATATAGGAATTACAGTAATTTTAGCGGTTATAGCCGGAATGATTACAGTTAGCGCTCAAATTGCTAAAGCTGCTTGGACGTTGTTGTTAGAAGTTTTGTGGGCGATTATCAAAATGTTGCCGGACTTGTTATGGGCAGGAATGCAACTCGTTTGGGAGATAATTAAAGGACTTTTCCGAGTGATAGGAGATTTATATGACGCGGGTAAAGATTTAGTAAAAGAAGTAGTAGACGGATTATTAGATAGAAAAGATAGGTTGTTAGCATCGGGGAAAGAAATTATAGAGTCAGCGCTTGATGGAGTAAAAGAGAAATTCACCGACTTTAAAAACGCCGGAAAAAATATTGTTAATAGTATTCGTGATGGATTGATTGCGGCTAAAGATCGAGTTAAAGAAGGAATAGGCAAAGTGACTGACACCATTCGGGGCTTCCTACCCTTCTCACCTGCAAAAGAAGGTGCATTAAAGGACATAATGGACGTTCAGATTGCGGAATCTATCGCCAAATCAATCGACAAAGGCTCTAAATCAGCTGTTAGATCGATGGCTAAGTTGTCTAGCGATATTATGGACGAAACACCAACGATAGATATTGCAAGCCAAGTCGCTAATTCTAATGCCGCTGTAAGATCCGCTGTACAACATGCGATAGTGTTAGATGATAATAGCGAAAATAAACAACCGGCAGAAATTACGTTAGTATTCGGTGATCGTACATATCGAACGTTTGTCGAAGATTTAACGAAAGAACAACAATGGATTTTAGAATAGTCGGATTGGAGGTGTGCAATGGCACATTTTGTAGATTTCGGAGAATCGGCGGATTTATTCCGCCCTTCTCTTAAAACGATTTTTAACGGGTTTAATTTAGACGACGAATTGACGGATGAAAACGGCTCATTTATGACATTATCCGTGAGTGGTCGTAATGATTCGGAATATGACATTATTACACATGAGGTTCCGGGATTAGATGGGGCGATAGAGGAAGGAAACCCTACGTTAAATCCTCGGATAATTTCCGTAAGGTTCCGAATTAAAGCCGATACAAGTACGCAATTACAACGTAAGTTTGAAAAACTTCGTTCATTACTCGAAGGCTCAAAGAAGGAATTATCGTTTACTGACGATGAGTTCTTTTTTTATGCGACAAATCAGACGTTAGAAACTCCGGACGAAACATCGAACAGTTTAACGTCTGTTATAACGTTTCTTTGTTCCGACCCTTATAAATATGGTCCGGAAAAGGTAATCGGATTTCCTAGCGATTTAGTTATGGTGAATAACGAGGGTACGGCGGAGGCGTTCCCGATATATGAAATGACGGTGACAGCGCCGATCACATTTGCGATGATTCAAAATCATTTAGAAGAATCAATGTTGATTGGTGAGCCGACTGATGATGATGTGCAGGTTGTTGATACCCGATCGAGCGTTTTATACGAAAACGGAAGTACACTAAATGAGTGGTCGGCAACTACAAATATAGAATTTCTAAACAACGACAGCAATATCGACAGTTTAAATGGTGTTATGGGTACAGATGCTGCGGGAATACGCCCTGACTCGTACGGAACAGCTAAAAACAAACAACGTGGACCTGCGATTTATAAAGAATTAAGCGAGCCAATCCAAGACTTTGAAATGGAAACAACCTTTGACATCTTATCGAATAGGGAAATCGAGAACTTCCGTATGATGATTTATTTTAATGACGAAAATATGAATCCTATCGGTCAAATCGGCATAAAAGACAATTCACGAAATTACAAACGTAGAAGACCAATAGCACAAGTCGGAAGACATAATCAACACGTTTTGTTAGGCGATAGTTCAAAGACGATTGATAACGCTAGAAATACTACGTTATTTTATTTCCGAATGAAAAGGGAAGGGCAACGCTTTACGATTTATGTCGGTGAATGGCAAGGGCAAAAACACATCAACACTTGGGAAGAATCATTTAACGACATTAACAACGAATTTCAGGGAAAATTGAAATTTATCACTTTGTTTATCGGATCTTATCAAGATAGAGTAACACCATCAAGATTACGTATGAATAGCGTTGAAATCTTTGAATTGACTACAATTCAAGACGATCAAACACCATACATCGCTTATCCGGGCGACATAATCACTTTCGATACACAGACGGAAGAAATACTAATCAACGGAGAAGATGCGATGGAACATAAGGATTTTATATCCGAATTCTTCTCGTTAAAAAAAGGCGAAAACACCTTAGCTGTTTTACCCGAAGATTCGCTCGAAGTAAAAATGAGGTATAGTGAACGCAGAAAATAGAAAGGAGGAAACCTTTATTGATACATATTACAAACGGACGTACAGACGATATTATCGGATTCTTCACGCAGAAAGACACGACATTTAACGAACATACGAAAAATCTCGAAACCTATCAAGATTCATTCGAGTTTTCGACATTCGGAGATCACAAATATGCGCATACTTTAACGGATATGAACCGAGTCATCATTCCCGCAGAAGACGGCGGATATTCAGAGTACGTCATCAATACCGTACGAAAGCGTCGAGATAGATCGAATAAAGTCCGCGTTAAGTCTTTCGCAAGTTATCAGATGTTATCGGTCGCTAAAGTTATCGAACCGACTTCTCTATCGGCATATACGCCTAGCCAAGCGCTAGGGTTTATCACGAATAATACCGAATGGCGACCGGGGTTTACCGAGAGTAATGCGACTAGAACATTTCATATCGAGAATTATACCGACCGCTTATCGTTTTTAAAGACGATAGCCAACGATTTCGATTTAGAGATACGTTTTAGAGTCGAAACAGACGGTAAACGAGTGATAGGTCGTTTTATCGATTTACTAAATAGAGTCGGCGAATGGCGAGGTCGAGAAATTTCTTTTGCTAAAGATTTAGAATCGATTGAGCGAACGGAAGATTTAGAAAACATAGTCACTAAGCTAATTTGTTTAGGTCCGGAAGATGAGGAAGGGAATCGTTTAGTTGTCGAAGTATCTGACGATGATGCTTTGCGCCGTTGGGGTCGTCCGCATCCGATTACAGGCGAGTTAATGCACTTAGAGGACACCTACGAACCTACATCGGAAAGAACGGATATGACCGAATCTGAACTAAGGCAATACGGACGTACGGAACTAAACAAGCGAATAAATTCGATCGTCACATACGAAGCCGAAGTTGTTGATCTCGAAAATGTGCCGGGTATGGCGAATAAAAAGATTCGTTTTGGCGATACGGTGCGAATTAAAGATGAGAAGTTTAATCCGCCTTTATACGTAGAAGCGCGGATATTCGAGCAACGTCGAGATATATTTACGAAGTCTAATAAAAAAGTTAAACTAGGCGACTTTATCGAATATACCGAAGAAGAATTAAGA